CTGACTTCAAACTAGCGGAAAAGACCGCAAAGAAGCCTAAAAAGGTGAGGTAATGAAATCTCCAACTTGGCAGACAAAAGCTGGTCAAAATCCAAAAGGCGGCTTGAATGCCAAGGGGAGAGCATCTTATAATGCGGCAACTGGTGGCAATTTGAAGCCGCCAGTAAAGTCGGGGGATAACCCCCGCAGGGCAAGTTTCTTGGCTCGTATGAGTGGCAATGATGGCCCTGAGTACGACAAGAAGGGTGAACCAACAAGACTGCTTCTTTCGCTAAAGGCTTGGGGTGCTAACTCCAAAGCTGACGCAAAGGCAAAAGCTCAAGCTATATCCGCAAGGAACAAAGCAAAGGCTAAAAGCAGATGACATACTTAGAACTTGTAAACGATGTCTTAATTCGGTTGCGTGAACCTAGCGTCACAACCGTAACCTCTAACGACTATTCAACCCTGATTGGTAAGTTTGTTAATGATGCCAAGCGTCAGATTGAAGATGCTTACGCTTGGAATGTCTTAGGCACTACCATTACTGTCTCAACTGTTGCGGGTACATATCAATACTCATTAACTGGTGCTGGTCAGAAGTTCCAAGTCCTTGACGTTCTTAACGTCACCAGCAATCTTGGGATGAAGAACATTGACTTTGTGTCAATGAACCGCAAACAGAATTTCTCAACACCTGTCAGTGGCATTCCATACGAATATTCCTTTGATGGTGTTGATTCCAACTATGACACAAAGGTGTTGATCTACCCTCGTCCTGATGGCGTTTACAGCATCCCATTCAGCTTGGCAGTGCCACAGGCAACATTGTCTAGTGACTCTACTGTTGTGCTTGTTCCTGATGTTTTAGTCTCGCAAAATGCTTACGCAAGAGCCTTGATTGAGCGTGGTGAAGATGGTGGCTTTAACTCATCCGAAGCCTTCCTTCTCTACAAATCTATGCTCTCTGACTACATTGCGTTGGAAGGTACTCGTTACCCTGAAAATCAGGAATTTGTGCCTGTATGAGCAAACCGCTACAAATCTTTAGCATCTCAGCGCCGGGGTTTTACGGCCTGAATACTCAGGACAGCCCTCTAGATTTAGCGGCTGGTTTTGCGTCTATTGCTACCAATTGTGTGATTGACCAGTATGGTCGTATTGGTTCACGCAAAGGTTGGTCAAGGGTTAACTCATCATCTGGAAACCTTGGCGCAAACAATGTTGGTGTCATCCATGAACTAGTTCAAGTTGATGGTACGTTGACTACCCTCTTTGCTGGCAACAACAAACTGTTCAAGTTGGATGGTTCTAACGCTGTTGTTGAGTTGACCTATGGGGGAGGGGGTACTGCACCCACTATCACAGCAAGCAATTGGCAATGTGCATCATTGAATGGCATTACTTACTTCTTCCAGTCTGGTCATACCCCTTTGATCTATGACCCTGCTGTTAGCACTACGACATTTCGTAGAGTTTCAGAGAAGACTGGCTATGCTGGTACTGTGCCACTTGGTAATGTGGTTACATCCTCTTTTGGTCGTTTGTGGGTTGCTGAGACTACAACTGACAACGTGACAATCACATTCTCTGACTTGTTAGCGGGTCATGTTTGGACTGGTGGAACTTCAGGCACTTTGGATGTCTCTAGAGTTTGGCCTAATGGGTCAGACCAGATCATGGGACTTTCTGCCCACAATGGCTTTCTAATCATCTTTGGCAAGCGTCAAATCTTGATCTATTCAGGTGCAACAACTCCATCCACTATGGCGTTGAGTGACACTATTGGAGACATTGGATGCTTGTCTAGAGACTCGATCGCTACAACTGGTTCAGACATCATCTTCTTGTCTAACAGTGGCGTTCGTAGCCTGTTGCGTACCATCCAAGAGAAGTCTGCACCATTGCGTGACTTGTCCAAGAATGTACGCAATGACTTGATGACTAACGTCTATTCTGAAGTCTTGGGTAACGTCAAGGGTGTTTACTCAGAGTCAAACGGCTTCTATTTGCTGAACTTGCCAGTTACCAAGGTGACGTATGTATTTGACACTAAGGCACAACTGCAAGATGGTTCTGCAAGGGTTACAACTTGGGACTCTATTGAGCCTACTAGTTTCTACTCCAAGCGCAATGGTGATTTGCTGATTGGTAAGAACGGCTATGTTGGCAAGTATGGTACTTACCTTGACCATGCCAGTAGCTACCGTATGCAGTACTTCACCAACTATGCCGACCTTGGCAACATCAGCATCACATCTATTGTCAAGAAGATTTCAGTTGTGGTGATTGGTGGTTCTAACCAAGGCTTTGTCATCAAATGGGGTTATGACTTCTCTGGTCAGTACTACTCAACAACTTTGAATATTCCAGTTACTACGGTTGCGGAGTATGGGATTGCTGAGTATGGCGCTAATGGTTCACCAGTGGCTTACTACTCTGCTGGTATTCAGTTGAGTACATTGGTTGGTCAAGCATCGGGGTTTGGTAAGGTTGTGCAAACTGGTTATGAAGTTCAGATCAACGGTGCGCCGATTAGCATCCAGAAGATTGAGATTCAAGCCAAAGATGGAAAAATGGTTTAAGGAAAGAATATGTCAAATTACACAAAGACCACTAACTTTGCGGCTAAAGACTCTTTAGCTTCTGGCAATGCGGGTAAGGTTGTTAAAGGTGCTGAGATTGATACTGAGTTCACCAACATCCAAACCGCTATTGCGTCTAAGGCTGATGGTACTTTTACCAACTTCTCATTTGTAGAGGCATCCAATGTCCTCTATATCTACAACTCATCTACTGCTGTCGCTAAGATTGATTCAAGCGGTAATTTGACTGTTTTAGGCAACGTGGTTGCTAACGGCACTATCTAAGGAACACAAAAATGGCAACAGAACAACAAGTCGCAGAAACAAAACAAATGGTTCGACAAGCCATGCAAGAGGAGGGTGTTAGCCCTCAAACCTTGATTAGCATTGGCAAGTTGGCTGAACGTGTTTTGCAAGACAAGTCTTTGTATCCACAACTATTGCAAGCCATTATTGATAGCGACTTGGCTGAAGAAGAAGATTTGGAAGCAGAGATTGACTATGAACTTATTGGTGTTTTTGCTACTCTTGGCGAGATGACCAGACAAATGATTGAATCTGGCGAATTGGGAGCTTGACATGGCAAATTGGAAAAAGTTTAAAAAGTTTGTTCAGAAGGTAGCAAAGCCTGTTGCGGCTATTGCCGCCATTGTTTACCCTCCTCTGATTCCTATGATTGGCTCTGCATTGGGAGCTACAGGTGCGGCTACTGCCGTTGTTGGGGCGGCGGCTCTAGGTGCTGGTTCAAGTCTTGTGGCTGGTGACTCTTTAAAGGAGGCACTAACTACAGGGGCTATTTCTGGTCTAACGGCTGGCGCAGTACAGGCTGTATCTCCAACTGCATTTGATAGCGGTTTATTTAGTGGCGGTACAGGTGCGGCGGCTGGCACTACAACAACTAGCGGCGTTTCTGGTGGCTTGATGGGAAGCACATTACCCACTGGTGCTGGTGCTGGCGGTAGTGCCGCCGCTTCCTTGTCTTCACAAATTGCATCTCAAGGTCTTGTTGGTGACTTGCTAACTAAAGCCTCTCAAATCACTGGTATTGGTACAGATACGCTAGGCAAACTTGGCGTTTCTGCTGTTCAATCTTTGTTGAGTAGTGCTGGCGCTACCAAACAGGCAGAGCAAGCCCAACAAGCGGCGCAAACACAAGCTGATGCTCAAGTTCGTGCGGCTCAGATTGCGGCTGATGCCGCTAAGTTTCGCCCTGTTGGTGTAACCACTCGATTTGGTCAGTCATCATTCACTACTGATGCACAAGGTAATGTCATTGGTGCTGGTTATGCCGCAAGTCCTGAGATTCAAGGCTATCAAAACCGATTGTCTGCCTTGGCGACACAAGGTTTGCGTGATGCTGAGTTGGCTCCATTGGCTTACCTTCCCTTGGCTGGTGCATCTCAAAGTCTGTTTGGCTTGGGTCAAGGTTATCTTGCCAAGTCTCCTGAACAAGCCGCACAAGATTACATCACCAAGCAACAGGCTTTGCTTGCACCTACACAAGAGAATCAGTTAGCGTTGTTGCAGAACAAGTTGTTCCAGCAAGGTCGTACAGGTGCGGCTACGGCTCAAGGCGGTAACCTGATGGCTACCA